TCAAGTTCTGTCAGTTCGCCAGTAAGCACCAGGTCGTCGACAAGTATTTTTCGTCTACGCCAGCCTGACTTCTGCTTATCAGGCAGAGTCACAGATGGCAAGATGGTACCATCCGGTTGTTTTACCGGATCTCCAAGTCTAACGTATCCAACCATTGTTGAAATACGGTCTGGGTCATATTTGTCTAGCGGAGTATTATACAACGCATAGCGCAAGTTACGCCTACGGGATAATACCTTAACAAGTGAAGTAAAATCACTTGGTATCGGGATCCCACCCACTTTCGTAGGGAGATCAAACCGAACAGAGTACGGTCCGACACATCGGATTGCTGCTTCTCGGATCAACGGATACACAACACGCATAACGTGTGGGCCCCATGAGGGCTTGCAAGCGTCTAAAAAATTACGCAAAGCAGGGAGGACTATACAACCAGAAGTTTCATTAGATAACATCGTGAGGTTTAGCCTTAATGGTGTTACATCAAGACCATGCCAATACATCTTACCACAGAAAATACTTGTGGTTGTTGAAACCATAGTCTTCTTATAATTTATTGAAACTCCGATAAACTCGTAACAAGAAGTTACTGCATCAAGGGTCCCATGGCATACAAAGTCATCGCAGCAATGAGCTGCGCCTGATAAGTATAGACTACGTCGTTTCCAACGAGGCCTATAAAAATCATAGCGCCAAAATGAGAATGCCAGTAGTAGGCACCCTAGCTCAAAGCAACCTTTTAAGCCCATTAAGGGTAAAGGCGTTGATACTATACCTTTATAAGTAGATACGCTTAAGCACTGAAGGTACTGGAAGAATCCCTCTTCGCCAAGTTCCTCTATAAGAACTTGAAGGAGTTCGAGATTCAACGAGTCAGTAAAATTGGAAGCGTCAGCCGAGACAATCGGTAGCCGTCTACAAGTTTTTGTTAACTCGCATGACTTCCCATGACCTATAGATTGGTCAAGGGAACAGTCAGGAGCCCAGCCCTGCAGTGCACGCCTACATGAGGCGTACACAGAGGTTGCATGGATCAAAGGTGAGTAGTAGCTTGTGATTCCACGGAATTTTCCGCCAGATTCTACAAGAATTGATTGCTTACCGTCTGGGACGGTCCTACGGGCGAGCCCGTAGGCATTAGGAGTGAAACCCCTAGTGAAGTCCTTCACACTCCGGTGCATTAAGTGTATACTTACTGCTTCCGGGATCTCGTGCACATAACGCTTATTAGCGCGTTTAGCAAGAGATTTTAAACTATAACAACGAGGGTCAAGAGTAACGCGCCCAGGGGCGACTAACATCTCTGCGGTGGCTCCCTTAGAATCATGACGCTGTTTATAGCGTAGTGACCTTAGGAACTCCCTCATCTCTGACTTATATTGGATTCTATAGTCCTCTACTTTAGAGCAATCTATAGAACGACTTACACGCTCAGCATAGGACTTACGTTCTTTGTTAATGCGTGCAGTTGAACCTAGAGTTAGCATCTTACCGATTGACATGACGGTCAAGATCCTTTGGATCTCTAACGCATTCTTTTTGGTAGGTTCAGCTTCTGAAAGCTGTGCTAGCCTAGAGTAAAACCATGCAAATAATATAGGAAATCCAGTCCGCTTCCGGACCTTCAACCCATAGTCTGCAGGTTTAGGTAAATCTTTGCCAACAACCCGCAGTCCAAGGACTTGTTGGGCGGCCAGCACCTTAAGGAAACC